GGTTGGTACTGGTCAGACCTACGTTGTCGCTGCTGCTGCCACTGAAGGTGAATTCGCTGGTGTGCAGGCTCAGATCGCTGCTGGTGTGACCACTACTAACGTGTCCACTGCGCTGACTGAAGACAACATCGTTGATACTCACGAACTGATGTATAACGAAGGCTCTGACGCTGGTATCCTGATGGTTAAACCTTCGGACACCAAGATCATCTCTGCCTTTGCTCAGGCGTCCGGTCGGACTGCTGACGTGAAGAATGGTGACAAGAAGCTGACTTCGGTTATCAACGTCTACGAAGGCCCCTTTGGTACCGTCCGTGTTGTCAAGAACCGCCGTATCCGTGCTACCGATGCGCTCCTGTATGATCCCAAGAACTGGAAAATCCTGACGCTTCGGAACTGGTTCCGTACCAAGCTGGCGAAGACCGGAGATGCCGACCGTTGGCAGGTTGTTGGTGAATTCTCGCTGAAGCACGTCAACCAGTTGGCCACCGGCCTGATCACCGGCCTGTCGTAAGGCCCAACCAAAGCTGCCTTGGATTAGTCCAAGGTAGCAGCCTAGCCGCTCTGGTGTCTCTCCCACTAGGGCGGCTTTTCTATGCTTGGAGAGGATGGAGAGAATATGAAATTCATCGACCCAACTGAAAACCTGATCCTTGGTGAAGATACTGACGTTATCACGTCCAGCCAAGTGATCACAGACGACTTCCTTGATGACTTGGAGCAACAGAAAGAAGACTTCCGGTTTCGACTGAACGGTCTGACATCCGTGGCCAGCATCCCTGAAAGCGTTGTCAATAAATGGCTCCGAGAAGGCTTCGACTTCTGGAACGCCCCCGCAAAAGACATCCTCCGCAAGATGCGAGTGGATGAATATCAAAAGTTCATCATCTCAGGCAACAAGACGTTCTGACCCTTGGACTAATCCAAAGGAGACCAAATGACTTACGGCGAACTCCGTGAACAATTCCTAGAACTTCTAAACCGTAACGACTGTGATACTGCACTTGCTGATAGGTTCATTGAAATGGGCCTTCGTCGTATAGAACGATTGCTCAGAACCCCACTTCAACGCTTCCAACAAGACACAGTGGTTGGTGTTGGTGGTATGACTGAATTCCCAGTACCCACAGATTATCTGGCCATGCATTATCTCAAAGTGGATGACGTAATGGTCCCTCGGATAACCCCCAACCAATTTGATGACTTCTCTGGTTGGTTCATTGAGGACGCCTCGTTTCGTTTCTCCTATGAAGTCCCTGAGGGAGCCGCAGTCAGCCTTGTCTACTACAATGAATTCCTTTTTCCAGCCGTGGCTGATGGTGACATCACCGAGTACACGTTGGTCCTCCCAGACATCATGATCTACTCCGCAATGTTCTTCGCCTGCACCCACTTCATGGACGACCGTAAGTCTGGTTTTGAAGGTGATCTGAGTGTCTTGATTCAGGAGCTTCAGATGATGGTCAACTTGGACGAGTGGACAGGAACTGGCCTACAAGTAACCCCACAAGGAGGGGGTATCGTATGACTGAACCACACAGAAATGCTACATCCCTATATGCCATCAAAGGTGGTCAGATTGGGAACAACATACTTACTGAACTCCTTCGCGGCCTCTCGTCCTACAATCTCTGGATTGAACTTGGGAATGAGGGAACAGAAGAGGACTACCTAGAATGGCTCAGAGGCCCTCAAGGAATCCCAGGTATCGGAATTCAAGGTATCCAAGGCCCACCCGGTCCTGAAGGCAGTGTAGCCTCAGACCCAGGTTCATCCTTCGTCATCTATGCTCAGAAATACGCTCCTAGTTCATCTGGCCATTTAACAATCGGGGCCACAGATGGTGACCCTAATGCAGTCTTTGTGGCACCTGTAGGGTTCCATATGGATTGTCTGACATTCGCTACAAGCGCTGAGGCAGGTCTTACCTATGATATGACGGTAAAGGTCTGGGTCAACGGTGTGATGAGACATGGTAGTGTCATCGCTTCTGGGACTGGGAAAACCACCATAGTTGATGACGGGATAGATGTGGCTGTTTCTGCTGGCGACACTATCAACCTAACGTACACTTGTGGTGGTGTGAACAGCAGCCTAACCATTACAACAGCCATTCACTGTTCCTCTGGACGTGGTGGTGGTTTCTTTGACCTACGATGTGCCCAAGCACAGTGGTCAGATAATGGTTTCTGGATGTCTTGGGGTGATCGTAATGCGTATGGCAGAGAAGGTATGCCTGCACCTATGAACTACCAACTAGACACAATAACACTTGGGTTTGACCGCGCGCCTGATTACGACACGGGTACTCTGGAAGTCTACATTGATGGGGCTGTTGTAGCGACTGCTAATGTGTCTAACACTACCGAACAGACTCTTGGGCCTTTTGGCTTGGACGTATCCAAAGGAGACCGTATTGGTTTCAAAGTAATTGGCGACTTGGATGGCTTAGGTGGTACTCTAAACTGTAAATTACTAGCCTCATGTTTTGATGCTAATGGCGATGGCGGTGTGTCGCAACACATGGTTGTTGGGTCTAATAAGGACATGGACAACGGTGAGGCGTATGGTCATTTAGGAGCCTATGTTGTCCCTAAGGATTGTACGATGACCGCTGTTGGCATGGGCTTCTACGAGTCAGTATCGGTGACAGAGCATATACTGTATTACTCGTTAAATGGTGGTACTTCTACTGAACTAATGACTCTCCCTATCGGCTATCAGGGTTTAAGTTCTACTGGACTGTCTTTGGCTCTTTCTGCTGGTGACATTATTGAATTTACCCACACTGGTGGGGATAGTGGCACCACTGGTACTGCAAGTGTCGTTTTCGAATACGCTGCCACTGGTGTCGTGGACTACCCTAAAGTTCCTTTAATCACTTCAGGGACCACAGGGTATGCTATCACTGTCAATGCAACTGAAGACGCCTATGAGTTGACAGGGCCATACTCTGATGGCGCTGACGGTCTTGATGGTGCTACAGGTCCAGCAGGCGCTGACGGTCTTGATGGTGCTACAGGTCCAACAGGTCCAACAGGTCCAGCAGGCGCTGACGGTCTTGATGGTGCTACAGGTCCAACAGGTCCAGCAGGCGCTGACGGTCTTGATGGTGCTACAGGTCCAGCTGGTCCAGCAGGCGCTGATGGAGTTGATGGTGTGCTTTCTGGGACCGTAGCAGAATTCAACACGGCTTTGTCGGATGGAGACTTTGCAACTCTAAGTGGCGTTGAAGACCTAACCTTTAAAACGCTATCTAGGCCCTACATTATCCATGGTGTTGATTGGTCAACCTCCACCGCTAGGACATTGGTTATCACAGACATTGCTAAGAAGATTTTCATGGTTAGTGCTTCTCCCAACACGGTAACAATCCCAACAAATGCATCTGTACCGTTCTTAGCTGGTTCTATCATAGGTATCACCACGTATGGCGCTGGTACAACTTCAATTGTGGCTGACACAGGTGTGTATGTGAATGGGGTTTTGGCTGGTGCCACTACAATCCTTAATCAGTATTCAGGTGTCACGCTAACTTATGTAGGGACAGATACATGGGTGCTGGAAGGTAATCACGGTGTAATTTCATGAGTCTTTTAGCGTTCCAAAATCAGAGGTGGGGTATAAATTCCGTATCATCGCCGCCTGCTGTCCCCGTGCTAACTTTTAACTCCGCTACCTTGATCAGTAGCTCTGACGATGTTGTCGTAGCATACCCAACTGGTATTGCATCAGGGGATTTGATTGTCGTCTACGCGGCCTCAGACAGTGTGACAGGTATTAATAACTTCCTCACACCATCTGGATACACCTTACACAGCAGTACAGGTAGTGACACTACTGACTCTATGATTAACATTTTCAGCAAAAGCGCTGATGGGACTGAAACTGGTAACCTAACAGTTGAAGCCCTTGGGACTACCAATGTGGATCGTGCTGTCTATGTGATGAGGCTGACAGATGGAACCAACGGAGTATCTATGGGTGTTGTAGGGACGCCTGCTGCTTATAAATCAGATAGCAGCGTCACAATACCATCAATCACGACGACTGAGGATAATAGTTTGCTATTGGCTATGGTCTCATTTGACGGTTCTGACGCTACTGCTTGGTCCTATACCAACTCCTACACTGAAGAAGGTTCAGCCTCCATAGGCGGGGCTGGTGGTATTGGCTCGTCCTTCGCTTCCAAACCCCATGCAACAGCAGGNNCCGATCTCTGGTACAACCACAGCATCTCAAACCCTAGCTGACGGTATTGGTGGTATCCAAATCTCTGTCCATTCAACCCCATAAAGGACAACCTATGCCCAACCAAACCGTCCCTGACATCTTAAATAATCACGGAAAGGAAGTAGCCGACTTGGCCGCTGCATCTACAGCGCTGGGCGCATACTTGTCATGGCTCCCTGAAATAGCGGCCTTATTGGCAATCATCTGGACTGGCATTCGCATAGGTGAATGGGTCTATGAAAAACTCAACAAAATCTTTCGGAAGGAGAGTAAACCCGATGGATAACTTCGACAAATCATTTGAGCATACAGTGGGCCACGAAGGTGGCTTCACTCGTAACCGTAAAGACCGAGGCAACTGGACATCCGGTGTGGTCGGTAAGGGGGCCTTAAAGGGCACCAAGTATGGCATCTCAGCGATGACCTACCCTAACTACGATATTGAGAACCTGACACTGGACGTGGCCAAGGACATCTACCAGCACGACTTCTGGGCAGCTTCTGGCTGTGAAGGTCTGCCTATCGGGCTGGACTTCCTTGTCTTCGACGCTGCTGTGAACCATGGCCGGTCCCGGTCCATTAAGTTCCTCCAAGAAGCTATTGGGGCTGTCCCTGATGGTGTCCTTGGCCCTCGGACTATGAAGCGGGTCAACCAACGTGGCACCTTTGAGATGATCCAAGAGTTCTCGGTCCGCCGGGGGATGTTCTATGCAGGCATCAGCACGTTCGCCACCTTCGGGCTGGGATGGATGCGTCGTCTTATGGATACCACGGCTGAAGCCCACGTCATGCTTCGTGAGGATACTCTATCAACTATAGGGGCCTTGGACATCCCTGTGAACACCAACGCTCCATTGGATCAATCCAATGCAGAACCAGAGGCTCCCTCTCGAAGCTGGTTTCGGAGGTTCGTAGCGTGAACATTCTAGCAGTCCTACAGGCCATCGCTCCGTCGATCTTCAAGATCATTGATGACGCTGTAGAAGACAAAGACATGGCGAACAAACTCAAGAACGAAGTCTCTATGCAGATGCTCAACAACCAGTCGTCCATTGCTGATGCCTCAGCCAAGGTCGTCATGGCCGAAGCCTCAGGTGAAAGCTGGCTGCAACGCAACTGGCGTCCTATGCTCATGGTCTGGTTCTCCATCCTGATCGGGGGCTACTGGTTTGGCTTCGTACCTATCAACATGCCTATCGAAATTGTAGGCAAGTTGTTCAACCTTGTGACCATCGGTGTAGGTGGTTATGTGGGCGGACGTACCGTTGAGAAAGTAGCCACCACTATCGCTCCAATGCTTGGGAAGGTGACCTCTAAAGGGGCCTGACGCTCGCTGTAAGGGGGTCCACAGTTCGATCTTCATCTTTCATAGGTGGATATCCCCTGTGGACCCTAAGGCTCCTGTACGGGAGCCAATGTACGATTTAAGTCTCTCTTGGATTAGTCCAAAGGAGCATAAAAAAGCCCCACAAAGATACCTCATTACGAGGCGTCCTTGTGGGGCTTTTTTTTTGTTCATATCAGGTCGTCAGTCTCGACAACCTCTTCGACTTCAATACGCATGATACCATCAACAGGGATCATGACAATACGTTCTGGTGTAGTGAATGTGCTGACACACAGGAACCCCTCGTTGATGTTGATGTTGTTGGTGTCATCCAGGGTGAATTGTTCTTCCCCACCGTGATCGTTAATCACAGTCAGGTTGTAGGTGTTGTTGTTCATGTTGCATCCTTCAGTTCATACCGGGCGTACCGGCTTTTGGTTATTGCGTGGGTCTTCATCACGGCATCAATGTCATGCCCAGCGTCCTTCAGGTCTTTGATACGTGCAGCCAATCGCGTGATGTTGTAGTCACGGTAGGCTTCGGCCTGAGAGATTGAACCAAGGCGTTTAAGATGCTTCAGCACTTTTTGGGCTTGTGTCATTTGGGTTCCTTCGGGATTTCAGCCCATGAATGAAACCGACATACATCTCCCCAACCACCAACGATCCAGCAATGGCGACCTTCGACCATGTGGAACAGGTCATGGGGGATGGTGTGGGATAGCTGGACGCCGCAACAACCACCCACTTCAGAGAGGGTCATACCGTTCTTGGTGATCTGTTGGACGTACATGAGGGTGCGAGGTTTCTCTGCCATTATGGGTTCCTCATGAGCCAAGCCTTGCGGCAATGTTGTGGATCGAACCAAAAGATACGATCTGTGATTTTGGTGAACAGGTGACTGCGCTTGCAGCCATTCAGTCGTCGTTCATGCCAACGGGCACACAGGGAGTATCCCTTAGGCCCCAAGGTCAGGTGGTTGGTGGTCACACTTAACCAGACCACCCAAGCGGGTAGCTCCATCGTTCTCTCCTTTGGGTTTTTAGTGGATTGTCACTTCGTCAACCGAAAGGTCCAGAATGCTGGACAGTGGGATGACGACAACTGATACAGGCTCCGGTGCTTCAGCCAAGGTTAGCGCCAAGACACCATCTTCGATCTTCATATGTTCTGGGTCTGTGACTTCCCAAGAGGCTGTGTAACCATTGTTATAGTTGACGAAAACTTCGTACATGATTTCTCCTTTGGATGAGTCCAAGGGACACCTGAAGAAAGGCAAAGTCTGACTTGCTAGGTGCCCCAAGGTTTTCGTTTCATTAACTTTTGGGGTTCTCAAGGTTGGCAATGCGGTCCCAAAGCCCTTCGATCAGGTCAGCCATCATGTGGCGTTCCAATTCGGACAGAGGTTCACAGTGATCATGCCTCAAGAGGTCAACAACAATGGCAGGGTCAAACCCGTCTTCCATGTTGTTGATCTGGTTCAGGAGCCTCAAGGCGTGTGGGTTAGACACCACAAGAACCCCCTTTGCCAGAGATGTCACAGATGTCGTGGGTCTGCACGGCCTCCGAGAACTCCTGCCCAAGCTGGGTCACAGCCTCGTTGTAGGGTACGTGGGTTAGAGGTTGGCCACCCCTTGCGCCATCGGGATAGCAAGTGAAACCACGTAGTCTGGGAGCGTAACGAGCCAGAGTACCGGCGAAGTCAGAAACAGTGTCTTCATTGTTGTTCTCCGACCCCCAAGCGGGGAGGTTGATGGTTGAGGAAATAGCTTGGTCAACATAGTCCTGAACATCAGCTTGGAACTTAATCCGGCGCTCATAATCAAGAGCTAGATCACCAGCACTTTCAATCTTGTCAGGGTCAGTTCCATAGCGCTCAATCATCTCTTGGGCTGTGCCATCGACCACATACTGGTACACCCATTCAGATGTCCCCTTCAGGTATCGTCGCTTGTAGGCAACGGCATAGAGGGGTTCGATCCCAGTGGTTGTTCCAGCAAGGATACCAATGGAGCCTGTTGGTGCGATAGCCCGGTTAGCCACGGGGCGGCTGACGCCAAGGGCATCTGCTGTTGATCGTGAAGTCTGATCAGAAACTGACTTCCAGATGTCGAGCCATTCGTGGAGTTCAGGGACGACTTCATAACGGTAGCCACGTTGTAGCAACCATTCGTGAACCCCCATAAGGCCAAGACCCAATCGGCGGTTCTTTTGACGTACCAAGTCGATCTTGGCAAAAGGCATTTCTGCCTTCAGGGTGCCACAGATCAGAAATTTGGTGGCCAGTGCTGTAACGTCTTCCAGATCGTCTTGCGACGTGATCCGTGCCAGATTGAGAGAGCCAATATTGCAGACATCACTATCATCTTCAGACGTGACTTCCGTGCAGGCATTGCGAAGTGTTTCATTTTCTTTCTCGAAGAAGTTGAAGGAGAAGCCCGGTTCGGCTGTGCGAAGGGCTTGCTGGACGTTCTTGATGAACACAGGATCAGTGGCATTACCTGTGAAACGGTCACACAAGTGGTGGTCATCCATCGGCATCAGCCAATCGGTCTTGTAGTTGACCGAGATGTTCGTCATGTCCAGCGGGGCAGGGAAGTTGAAGTCCTCCTGCTTAATGTCCCAAAAGGTCTTCCCAGTGTTCCCCACGGGCATCTCATCCCAGTTCTTGCTGGTCATGAAAGCGAACACGTCAGGATGTGTCCTGTCCAGTGAGGCGTAGAGGGCAGATCGACGGGAGCCACCTTGCATGACATTCCGACCAATCTCATTGATCATCTGCATCTTCGGGATAGGCCCAGAGGCATGACCACCTGTGCGGGCGATGATGGCTCCGCTATGACGATAGCGGCTATAGTCGTTGCCAATACCGCCTCCGGTCATCAGAGCATTCTCTACCTTCCATGAGAGGTCTGCCCAGTCTTGTCTTGTATCCTCTTCAGAACGGAACAGGTAGCAGTTGTTGAAGTATTTGTGGGGCCTGCCAGCGTAGTAGAGATAGCGACCACCGGGGACGAACTTCAGGTTGGTGATGGCGTCAATGAGGGCTGAGATTTCATCGGCGGGTAGTAGGTCACCACAGACATCA